ACCCCTTATTTGTAGATTGTTTATCAAAGCCATTTATTGTTCTTACACACAATGTGACGAGAGATAGCACTATGAGAAGAACAGCATCAGAAGTAATCCGTAATCTTGAGCAACGAGTTGCTCGTCTTGAGCGTCAAGCAGGGTCTGTTGACTCTGTAGTTGAAGAGTTTCTTGCTCGCAACGACATTGAGCTTCTTTCAACTCACTTTAAAACTCACGCTAAAGAGTTTGATGCTAAGTCTCTCGCTAAGGCTTTTCAGATGTGGGAAGATATGGGAGGTCCGAACGGAGCTACCGAACTTAGAGTACAAGGCTTCAGAGGCGAGACTCGTTTACATGGCAAGAAGATGGGTGATCGTATCAACATGAGAGATGAGGAGTTTTTCTACAAGTCTCGTGGTGAGGGTCGTTCAGAACAGCGTCTTATCAGTCGCCGTCGACCAATTAGAGCAACCGACATCCTTACCCTTATCATCATCCCAACAGGTGGTGGTAAACAAGGTCTTATCACAGCTTACGCAGGACCATTGATGCCCCCTTTTGAGGACGATCCTCGTAAAGAATGGGATGAGAACTTCCTAGCATATAGCCCAAGCGAGCTTGCTTTGATGTAAAGGTGTGACGAGAGATAGCACGAAAACCCGCACAGGCAAGCCTACCCACCAACCCCTATTAAAGAGGGGAGAGAAGGTCAAAGCGATAAAACGCTGACTTGACCCCTACCTCTAAGACTCCCGTACTACGCACCAACAACTGAGAGAAGTTGTTGGGATCGTTTACTACTTCATAAGTCGCTAACCCACAGATGTAGAAATCGAGGCTAGACTCTCTTATGACGATTATCTGAGGTGTATTTGATGAGCTAGGTGTAGGTTTCCTTAACAGAGGAAAATCGCCTATGTTCACCGTCTTAACCCCCACCTCATACCCTGCTGACCTCAAGTCGGGTACATAGTAGTCATTAGAGTCACCTATCGAGAAGTCTACAAAGGACTTACCTATGTGTTGTTCCACGGCACACTCCCCACCCCAACCTGTTAGGTATCTTTTGGCTAAAGATGTAGGGTCTTTGAAATACTGCCCACCCTCTGATCTCTTCTTCTCAATCACTTGTTTAACAAAGGATCTTATTTGAGAGTCTTTATTAGTGCTTAGAGAGACTTTAGGGTACGAGTTGAGGTGTTGCCTTACGAAATAATCAAAAGAGGCATCTATGCCATCTAGGAGCTTTTTTTTCATTGTGGTTCTCAATAGTTTATAATCAACATGATGGTGTCACTTTAATCGTACCCTCTCTAACCTTGTAGTTGAGAAGGTATTCACGCACATAGTGTTGAATAGCTCTCAACCATGACTCGGCTGAGTCCACCTCATAGTTTGCCTCGATATGCTCATCGACACCCTTAGCTGTCGTGGGCAAACTAAGATCAATAAAACTTGAGTTCATGTGGGGTATCTCTAAAACGAACCCCCTCAAGTTTTGATACTCAAGCCTTAGCATCTCTAAGCGATACTCTTCGCTAGAGGCACAGGCAAAATGGGTAGGACACCTTAATATGCCCCCTTCTTTGAGAAATATGTATCCGTTACCCTTACATTTACAATCCAGCATACTGTTCGTAATGTTCATTACTGTCTTTCGTTTCACAAGACACCTCCTTTAATAGTTTCTTTATACAACCCTCACTTAAAAGAGAGGATATTGTTATGGAAAACTTTTGGATTAGACCCGATGGACAGAACACCTTAAAGGGTATCGAAGATGACTTGACCAATAAGCCAGTCTTACCTGCTTACTTGATCTTAGAGTTCTTATCGAACGATAATCAAAAAGCGAGAGATGACTTTTTAGCTATCTTGCCTTTGATGACAGAAGAAGAACAATACCGACTACAAGAGATTTATGCTTTCAGCACCAAGCCGAAAGATTACCCTCAAATTGTTGAAGATAAGTTTCAAAAGGCGATGACTCCTAGAGTCAACATGGGTAATAACCATCTCCCTAAGACTGTTAATACATCATCTAACCAACGCACTAAACTTAGAGTAAATCAATAAATCATTTATAAGTGATCTTAAATGATCTCATTAACCCTAAGTCAAATGGAGTAACCTCACATGGATACAGAGAAGTCACAAGACCCAACACACTTTGAAAAACTCCCCCTCAAGAGCAAGAAATTCTTAGCCTACCTCATTGCAGACATTGGGTGGAAAATCCTTATGTTCTATGTGATCTGGGAATATCAAACTAAAATCGAACATTATGCGTTTATGGTTCTCGTCACCATGATTGTGACAAGTGGCTTCATTCAAATCGGATATATCTTAGGGCAAGCGTCTTTGGATAAGTACACTCAAATAGCTACAACAGCCCTAGAGAAAAAAGGGGGCAAACCAAGTCCGCCTAGTAAACCAAAAGCTAAAGAAGAACCTAATCCTAATAGCACCGATCCTGACGAGTTCATGTAATAGTTTGCTTATAAGTGATCATAGCTAACCTTAGAAGGGCGAGGGACTTTAGCTAAATCTTTTATGATCTCCCTTGTATATCCTTTATTGTATATATTCATTATACAATCCACAGGAGTTTGCAGATGAGATATAAAATTGAACAGTTAGAGAGAAGAGTTCGGCTATTAGAAGCGAGTAGGCTTAGACCTAATCTAAGTCTTGCCGATCAAGCATTAAAAGAAATAATGGTTCGCATTGAGAGGGCTAAAGAACTATCTACAAGACTATTCTCAAAAGGATTAACTCTTAAAGACGCAAGTATGGCTTTACCATACACTCAGTTTCCAGCATTTAAGACTTTTGAAGATGCTTTAAAGAATAAAGACCATGCTAAAGCTAGGAGAGGTGGTAGGTATGTGCGAGAGTGGCTTGATGAGGAATGGAGTACCTTGAAGCATGAGTTCGGTTATATGATGCCAGCTATAACACAGTGGTCACACACTATAGATAGAGAAGATGTTTGGGGTGAGTCTGGTGTGAGAAAGCTCAAAATGGCATGGAACAAGTTTAAGAAAATAGCAAAGAAAAATTGGGAGGAATACCTAGATCTCATTGAGGGTTTTGAGGACTTAGAAAACGAGCATCTGACAGGGGGTTTGAAGATACAGTTCGTTAAAGGATTTAGAGGCACAGACTCGATAGCTAGAGTTGATTTAGTAACTGGAGTAATGAGCATTAACCTCTCAAACAAGTCCATCAGAAATAAAAAGACAGTTAAGGCTGTGGTTGAACATGAACTAGTTCACTACGAACAGCACTTGAAAGGCATAACGGGTACACCAAATCAGTTCAATACTGAATACGATTTCTTTGTTGAACACAGTCTTAGAGACATTGAGTTTGATCCTAGATTAAATGACCTCTCAAATGCAGTTTCTGACTTGATTGAGTTGGGCTACGCTCCTAGAGAGGCTATCGACCTTCTCAACTCTAATGATCGGAAGCCTTCTGAAGCTAATGATTTCTTATTCGACAGTGCCCAACAGTGGTTATCTGTTCTTAAAAAGCATGATCGTAGAAAGTATACAAAGGCACTTAAAGAAGTTAAGAGAGATTATTTGTAGATCTTTTATTAACTCCTTTACATATCTTTAATAGAATCTCTGAGAGGGAAAAAATGAGACATGATAACAGTTATCGTAGGGCGAAACGCTCTTACCGACAGGCTTCAATGGATCGTCAGGCAACAATGGAGAGGATCGCAGGTCTTGAACTGAAAGTTGCGGCGATGGAATACCAAGCTGGAATGACAGACTCTCTAAAAAGTCTATTCCTTAAGTATGTTGCAGAGCCACTTGATAAGTATCGTAGGCATCTTAACATTTTCAAAATGCCTATAGATGACTTGATGGACGATGTTATCGAAGCGATAGCTCCTGAATATGCCGAATCTCTTATGGAAGCAGAAGTTGACGCAGACTTTGAAGAGTTTGAAGAGGGTGCTACTCAGCGTAATTTTGAAAGATCACAGAGTCGTGGTGGATACTTTACCGAAATGAATCCCCCTAAAGGCAAATCTATAGAGTATTATGAGGGTTATGCGTGGGGCGACTCAAACAGACTACCTGTACCGCCTAGTGTAAAAAAGCGTATCATTCAAGAAGCGGCTCAAGAGCATGACAAAAAGGTTGTGGAGAGAGCATTGAAACAAGCTCTTAATGTCATCAACCCTATTGAGATCATCAAACACGCTTACCACATCATTAAAAAACATGGATGGGACCCTCATGCCGAAGAGATTTGGTATAAAAAATGGCCTAAGCGTTTATTCAAAGTTGTTCTCATGGGAATAGCTGTTGCTATCGTAGAGTCTATTGAGCATTATGTTCTTCCTGCAACAATGGTTAAGTTAACAGGAAATCCTGCATGGTGGGGTCTTGCTTCTATCCCATTACTTGAGATTATTATGCCTATCGTTCTTGCGTACTTCAAGAAGTCTAAGGGTGATACAGTAGAAGAACCTGGACACCTTGATTGGTATGAAGATAACTATGGTGAAATTGAGGAATCTCTTGAAGACGGAAATGCTTTTAGATCAAGATTAGCCTAAAACCTAATCCTTGTCTAAGACACAGAGTCCTCGACTTGCATTGTGGATGACTGGGAAGCATTTCCCTCCAGCTACAATGACAGTTCCCAACATAGATGGGTCTTTAGGGTGAACCACATTATTTGTGGTAATCACCTCATCTATACCTAGCTCATTCAACCTTTGTTCAGCATCGGAGAATGAGCCTTGTTTTATGCCCCATTGCTCTTTTTCACTACGATCTAGTGCAATCCCTAGCATAGCCTCTATAACTTGCTTTACAGAGGCTTCTACGCCCCATGTGAGTACCGACTCTCTATTAGATGGTTTCTCTACCCATTTAAGTAAGGTTTCTCCTTTAGGATCTCCTACTAATAAGGGCATACATTTCGGTGGTACATCTACCTCTAAGAATAAGGGTGTTTTGTCCTTCACTTTTAGTTCTACTATTTCAATCATCATTATCATCCTGTGAGTCTTCTGTACTATCTGCAAGTACCCATAACAGAGCGGCTACATCGGGATACTTGCTTGCTATACTACCCATGTCTCCCTCATTGATGAGTGAATCAAATTCAAGCTCAAACTCTTCTTTGATTTCTTGCTCAGTTTTTTCGGGTTTAAAAAACGGACAGGTGTTTGGAACAGAGGGATCGCATATTACACCGTCCCACTCTTTAGGTTTATCTGTATCTAGTAGACAGACATAAAAAAGGGGGTCGTTAGCAGTTCCTTTGACTTGTCCAGAATGAGAACAGTTGCTAGGCTTCTTCGACAGACCATTACGAATGGCTTTCTGAAGCAGTCTATGTTTAACTTGCTTGAGTTTATGTCTAACTGCACCTTGTTTCTTCATTACTTTATTCTCTTTAAGGTTGCACCATTCTTACTTGGTGTGATCTTATAGCCTATATCACAGTTATCTGAGATGGTCGGATCATGTGTAATACACAAGATATCCATACCCAATCGTTGACATAGGATTTTTAGAAAATCGACTAAAATCTCTACCCGATTTTCATCCACAGCAGGGAATGTCTCATCAAGAATGAGGACAGGTCTTAGATTCCTCTTAAGAATAAGAGAAATCCTTAACAAGAGGCTTTGGATCGTGGTGACTGCTCCACCAAAAGCATCTAGACCATCTTGACCCTTAAATGTGGTCTTGAGATTGACAGCGACCTTTCCCCTAACCTTTGAGATTTCGGCTGTTAGGCCAACTTCTTGTTCGGGGAAGATCGCTTTTAATCCTTCTTCTAAGAGGGATATGTAGGTTGATACCCCACGCTCTACTTCATCTTGAGCGAGAGTGTCGAGAATGACACCTGCTTCCGTCTTTTTATCTTTATCAAGCTCAAGGAAAGCGATCTCATTTTCGAGAGCGTCCATGCGTTTTTCGCACGACTCCTTAAGAGTTTTTAATCTGTAAAATCGAGAAGCAAGGTCATTCATCACATTAAAGCATCCAACCTATAATAGAAACAGTCTGAACTCCTGAGTCTTGATCCGACTTAAAGAGCATATAACCCTTATTGCCCTCACGAGTACATCCAAAGACGATGTTATCATTATAGATTTCTACTGCTTTTTTAATCGAAAGATAGTTGAAATCGAAATTGGAGATGTCATCACCCTCTCCCTTTTCTTTAAGGCGAGTCGCATACATCAAGTTAGAGAGGTCAGTGATCTCTTCTAATGGCTTCTCTGCGTCCTCGAACGGTGGGACTTCGAGATTGTATGAGAGCGTCTTACTGTTAGACGATTTCATCTCAAGACTTGGTGGCAACAATGCTTCATCTTCTGGGTCTTTGAATGAAACTCTATAGTTGGTCTTATCTGCAAAGGCAGATAAGAATGTAAGTCCGTTCATAAAGTTTTCCTTAGACAACATCCAAACCCTACGAGGTGTCCAGTTAAACGCATCTGCATATTGCTGTGTGATCGGGGGGTAAGTGTATGGTAAGTCCATTACAGCAAACACTGCACCATCCTCTGCCTTGAAGAATGTCGCTTGTCCACCACTAAGAACCTCAATGACATTCCCCTCGTATGATTTGAGGAACTTCATTAATGGTGCGATATCTTTATAATGGATCTTCACATTCATTCCTTGAAGATCATCGTGTCGGGACATATTAAGCATATACCCATCACAAGCAATCGCTTTTCCGTCTTCGATCAAGATCATTGCGAGTTCTGGCCTACGACTATCATCTTGTGAAACATACTGCTTATTAGTGTTAAGCGTATCATATAAGATAGAGGCAGAAATCTCACCTACTTTGGTAGCTTGTTTGAACTTCTCAATCCAAGGGGGGAAGGCTTCGGGGTCTAATGAGACAGTGGTTGCCTCACCCTCACTACCCTTTAAGGACACTTCCTTTTCCTCTTCGTCATAATCAATCTCAACGACACCTGTCATAACATTAGTCGCTGTGATCAAACGCTTGCCCTCGATAGAAAAAGATCCTTCCTCTTGTACAGTAGCACCGATGACTGGAATCTTTGAAAACTGACGAGGGGGGGAACAAGCCATGACGCTCACACCTGCTTCTTCGGTAGTGAAGATAAAGTGTGATGTGATATCTTGGCTTGAACCCAAAGTGTTTTGAGCGATCCCTAAAGTTTCCTTTAGATCCTGTGCTGAGACTGTAATTTTCATAGACTGTCTACTCGACTTTCAATGCGTGTAATGACTTGCTCTGCATCCAACAGAGCTTCGTTAAGTTTAGTGGTTGCCTCTTGCCTTTCAGCTTTAAGGCGATTTATTTCATCCTCAAGAGTATCGGGGTTGATACCTCTTTCAACCAACCTTTTGTCAAGCTCCAAGAGACTTGATCTAGCGACTTCAAGTTTACCGAGTAGACGCTCTCTTCTTCTTTCAATGTCGATCTTTTTGTTTACAAGTTGTTCAAGATCCATTTGAACTCTCCTTTCGTAGTGTGGTTATCAATCATTATATGATTCACTTCATATTTAGGTTGATAAAGCCCCCACCTTGCTCAGTTGGGTCGGGAGTTTTAGTTTTCCCCATACCCCTCTTCGCCGCATTTCGCTTTTTTTGTGCTTGTCTAGGCTCACAAATGTTCTCAAATTTACACCAAGTACAGTGCTTTGGGATTGGGTTAGGTTCAAAGACTCCCCTATGAATTGCACGATTGGTTTCAATCGCCTCTTTACCCAAACGCCTAATGTCATCTTCGGTTATTTGCACCTCTACAAACCCAGTCCATTCTGCGTCTTTATCTGCAAAGTGTTTTTCTGGAGGGTTAGATCGAGGGTATCTAAAGTAAAAGAAACCAAGCCTATCGGGAACTTTACCATACTGTAATCTAAAACAGAGAGCATACCACCTTAACTGATCTTCGTCCTCATACTTCATAGGAGTAGAAGCGTTTTTACCATCAAGTAGATGAACCAAGCCCTCTTTGTCTCGATACACAAGGTCTGCTATACCACATACATTAAAGTATTTGTTCATCGCAGGGGTCATACGCAACTCGGACTTAGCGTAAGGACCGAGAAATCTATGTTCTTTCAAGATCTCAAGAAAGTTCTGAGCACCTTTTTGACAGATGTCCATCGCTTCTTCTCTCGTCATATATGACCAGATCACATAGTGTCTTTTCTCTGCTTTGGCGAACGCTTGGTCTACGATGTCTTTAATCTTTGCCTGTATCGTTTTGGGGTCACGATACAGTTCATGGTCGTACACTTCTTCAACCACAGTGGATAACACAGTACCCATAAGTTGATGGTGTTCAGAGTCCTTCGACTCATCGGGCAAGGGTTTTCTTTTACCTTTACCAGCTCCAAGATCGTGATCGGGATGTCCTTTATGCCATAGATATTGTTGAGGGCAAGCTCTCATCATTTTTAGGTGAGACCAGTATATGTTTCTCATGGGATCTTCCAATACTTCAGTGTTCGGTTCATCCATATTGTACCTCTTATCTATTTAAAATGAGCGATCTTACCCTTATATGTTTGTATTCCTTTTATAACCCCCCCCTTGAGTACACATTCTGAAAGAATACCATTTAGGGGGTTTTATGTTAGATAGAATAGTTCAAAGACACATGGTTAGAGTTGCTTGTGAGGTCGCCTACGATCAAAGTCCGAACATGAAAAAAGCACACGCTTCGGATCTGTCTCTCGAAGTGATCCAAGTTCTCGCCAAACACTTAACTGCTAACAGTCACCAAGATTTCACTCAAAGAAAAGCATTTATGTCTATAGTGAAGAAGGTGAAGCAACTAATCGAGTTGTTCAAGAAAGCACCTCAAGCATGGCAACAATTTAAGACCATGTTAGGTGTTACAGCTACAAATGCTATTGCAATGGTAAAAGAAATAGACAAAAAGCTAGGTGACATTCTTGAAGAGGGTAAGAAAAAGCTCGGTAGTTTATCCACAAAGATATTAAAAGAGCTACCTTTGCTTCGTCTTCTTGGAGAGGTGTTAGAAGAACAGAACCGATGGGAAGGTTTAATAAACAATATTAAGAGTTATGTTCCCAACTCTGTAAAGTCTGCACTAGCAAAAATAGAACAAGGTACAACCGAACTAGGTGAGTTCCTTGATGGTATTCTTGGAACTTCAAGAACCCTTAAAGCTCTTTCTGCACCCATTAAGATTTATCTCTTTTTCCAAATCTGGGATTGGTTTGCAGACTTTAATTTTAGAGCAATCATTTCGGGACTCTTAGGTACGATTGACTTTAAAGGTCTAATAGAGATGTTACCAGGAGAGGGTATTGAGGTTCTTTTAGAGTTAATCTTACCCCCACCTACCAATGGTGCTTTGGTAAAACTTATCGCTTCAGTAGGTATCTCATCAGTCGTGGCTGTCGTACTAGTCTTAGAAGTGAGATACCTTATGAAACTGCATAAGGTAAATACCACTACAGATCTTCTACTATTGCTTGAAGCTAACGATACCGTTAATACATATAACTACTAGACTCAACGAGGCTAGTTAAAGAGATCGTCAAGTTCATCTAATGCAGTCGTTGCATCACTGCCTAGATTGCTTGAAGGCTCTGTCTTAATCTCTGATTCGTCTTCCTTCTTTTTGGAAGTGAGATAAACACGCACTTGACCAAACATCACATCGAGCCAATTTTCGGGTAAGAGCTTTCGGAATCCGTCAAGACCTTGACCTTTATGCTCTGTTCCTGTGGTTGGGTCAGCCCAAGTGTACCAAGCCCCACCCTTCTTAACGACTCCTACAGAGATCGCAAGATCAAGTACAGTACGCTCGTTATCCACACCGATACCATTCATGAGGTAGAACTGAGACTCATGCTTGTAAGCGTCTGATACCTTACACTTGTCGAGTGTAGCACGAACAATGTTACCCTTGACGGTTTCAATCATTTTGTTCTGAAGACCATCCCACTCCTTACCACGATCTTTGCCGACCACACGAAGCATAATCTGTAGAGATGAATAATATTTCCACGCTTGACCACCTTGTGGTTTACGAGTCGGTCCAGAACCAAACCCACCCATGCCACCAATCGCTTCACGCAACTGAGAAATCCCGATAACTCCTGTGTTCGAGTCTGCGATAACACGCTTGAATAGAGGTAGGAACTGTGACCACTGTCTAGCCAAAAGACCGACAGCCGCTTGTTCACCAGCTTCTTTGGCAAACATCTTTTCGGGAACACCAGCACCCACAGAGTCAACAACGATCAAATCGACACCTGCTGATGCGAACTTGACCATGAGCTTGAACCCTTGCTCCAAAGTTTCGGGTTGAAGAAGCATGAACTTAGACTTGTCGGTTATAGGTACACCAAGCATTTGAGCGTAGCGAGGCTCAACCTCATTCTCCCAGTCAATGTATACGCAAGTTCCACCTTCATCATTGCAAACAGAGGCCGCTGTCTGTAGGGCAATGGTGGTCTTACCTGCACCTGCAAGTCCATAAATGTTTGTGATCCGACCACGAGGTATACCAGGACATGGACGAACACCTTGAGCGTTCTCCTTACCCCCGATGAGATAATCAAGTGCCACAGAGCCTGTGCTGATGTGTGCCATAGAATTTGAAAGTGAGTCGAGATCAAGCTCTACAAGAGCAGAGTCTTTTTGACCCTTTTCTACTTCGCTAAGAACACTTGCGAGATCGACTCCTTTTAGGGCCGACTTCACCTTTGAAGATTTTGACTTTGATGTTTTGGCTTTAGCCATAAACGCACTCCTTAAGAATGAGGTTAATAGGAAGACTTCAAGACTCTTATATGATCTTCACATTTATAGTCTATTTATAATTTTTATTATCTATGTAAGAGGAGATACAAACATGATTTACAATACTTTAGCACATATTGGGGATACGATCCCTTGTCAGGTTGCTTGGCTCGGATCAGACCTTAAGCCTATTGAGGTACAGAATGTAGAGGCTACTCTCTTTCACTATGTAGAAGAGGTACGCACAGTCTTAAGTGGACCTAACCCAATGGTAGTCACAGATCAAGCTCATCGTTTCGTGTATCGCTTTACAGTACCCGACAGTGTTTTAGGGCAAACTATATTTGTAGAGTTTAAAGCAGAGCTAGTTGCCGACAACACACTCATTTATGGCGAACAAACCATCTCTGTCTCTTCGAGAGACACTTTCATTGAGGTGGTTTAATCATGGCAGTTATTTTTGAACAGCGTACACAGTTAGGGCCTAATGACTTGAGGGTAGAAATACATGATAGTCAAGGGAATGGGTTTGATCCATTCTTAATCACCTATGCGTTTTATGGAGAGGATCATACTAGAGGAGAGTGGAGGGTTGGTTTAGGGAATCGTTCTCCTGTGAGGGAGAACGCAGGGAAATACTATGTGGGTGAAACTTTGTCCGCAGGATTTATACCAGGATCATACTTTGTTCAATGGGTCATCCAACGAACTGAAACTTCCCCTCTTGAAATAATCAAAAAACAAGAGTTCGCCTTGATTGGATACTGAATATGAAAATTAGGCTACTTGTAATAGCATTAGCTTTTTACTCTTGCGATCAGCCCGAACCTTTCGTTGAAGATAATCGCACAGAATGTGAAAAGGCTTTAGACCATATACAAGATTGTGTTGGATATAGACCTTACCTTAGAAACTGCTCGGTTGAAGATGCTGAAAAGATCCTCTCTACACCTTGTGAAAACATTAAGGACTTGTGGAGATGACAGATGGCTATAAAATATGATGTGACCATGAAAGAGCGATACTTAGCTGTCGTCCTCCTAGACATAATAGGCAGTACAGCATTTGTCCAAAGAAATGGAGCTGTAGTTGCCGCAAAGTGGTTTCAAGTACATGATCGTCTTGCTCGATCACTTGTGTATAAGCACAGTGGGCGAGAGATTGACCGATCAGACGGATTTCTTTTATCTTTTGATCGGATCATTGATGCTGTGAACTTTGGACTAGCGTATCAACGAATGGTACCTAAAAAAACGAGCTTACAAACTCGTATCGGCATCCATTGGGGGAGGGTCATTGAAGTTAAACAAGATGATGTCTTCGTTGGTGCAGGTGCTAAGAGAGTTGAACTTGAGGGTTTAGCTAAGAACATAGCCGCTAGGACGATGAGCGTGTGTTCAGCAGGACAAGTTTTACTCACTAAAGAAGCCATGTCAGCAACAAAAAAGAGAACCTCAAATAACCTACCTAAAGAAGCAAGGTTTGTTTGTGTTGGGATGTACAAGTTCAAAGGTGTGAGTAAGCCTCAAGAGATATACGCTGTAGGTGAAACGATACAGTCATTACAACCACCTAAAGGGTCGGAAAAAGTTAAAAGACTTGGAGGTCCCAAATACATTCGTAAGAGAGTTAGGGATCGAAAGTTTCTCGATTGGGTGTCCTATATCTTTTGGAGAATGGGGTTTTTAGCAACCCTCTTTTGGATTTGGGTCATCTTTCAGACCTCATTAGTACCCATGACAAGAACCTGGATTGGTCTGCCTTATCATATGCCCCGATATGATGCTTTTATTGAGTATGTTGTGGGATCTTATCATCAGTTAGTAAAACCATCGAATAAGAGAAGAGAAAGGAGCGAAGATGAGTCCTCAGACAAATAAACAGTTCACACAATCCGAAAAAGCAAAAAGAGGGTGGTGGGCTTCAGTTGTATTTATGTTTTGTATTCTAGGTCTTATTTACTTTCTATCTACCCATGAGATTGTAGAGAAGAATAGAGATATCTTAATCGGGATTATAGGTATGTTGACAGGTAGTATTTCATCCATGTTAGCTATAGCGAGTGGGAGAGATCCTTCCGAAGTAGAAGAACTCAAAGACAAGCTCGCTTCTGCCAATGGGGATAGGGAAGCATTGATCGCTCGTCTTAGGGATGCACAGATACAGATGCAAATGCTTAGAGAACAAATCTTTGAGCTTCAATCTGCTGTAATAGATAAGCTGTCCGTATTTCAAGGGCAGACAGTTATTAAGACTAAGACTGAAGAGCAAGTACAACTCAAAGGTGTAGTCAGTCAGTGGATCGACCCAAAAAAGAAATCAGATGATGAAGATGATGGTGAAAAGGTAGAGATCACTTTCGAGGGTGAAGAAGAATAGCTCAACAGTTTATAAGTGATCTTAAGCGATTCTCGTTAACCTTAACAAAAATGGAGAAAAACCATATGTACTTGGAAATAAAGAAGTTACTTTCCAAGTTTCTCTGCAAGGTAGAAGAGTTGACGAAGCGTGACCCTAGTTAAATAGTAAAAGCGAAAATGTTAGGGCTTGGCGAGCAAATCATTAAAGGTTAAATGACTCTTACTCCTATATGAACATAAACCTATCTAGGAGTAAGAATATGAGTGCCAAATCCTTTGAAGAAGCCCAAAGCACAACTCAACCAGTCATTTATGTTGGAGTTGAGCGTCAAGAGGCTAAAGGCTTCAATAAAGTCGTCCTCATACAAGAGAATAAAGAAGGGCTACAGACAACCGAACACCATATGACAGGTGATGTCTCTGTTCAAATGGTGAACGGTGTCTTAAAGGTCTATGTGAAAAACAACTAAAGTAAATCAGCCGCTATATCTGATAGCGTAGATCTCTCTGACTTATGTAAACTCACACACGCAAATAAAGGTTGACCCAACATACGCTCAACCACATACACAAGACCATTAGATTGCTTTGTGAGGTAAGGGTGGTCAATCTGATAAGGGTCGCCTAAAAGAACAACCTTAGTACCCTCTGCCGCCCTTGTGATGATTGATTTAATCTCATGTTTGGTGAGGTTCTGAGCTTCATCAATAATCATAAACGCTTTTTTAAGCGAACGACCTCTGATGGAGTGGATAGGTTGGATCTCGATTTGGTTCTTCTCAAGGAAGACCTCTTTACTACCCATCTCTGCACCCATCGGACTAGCATCCCAAAGAGGGTTGATCTGATCGAGGTTATCAAAGAAGCTCTGCATCCAAGGTTCAAGTTTTTCGGAGAGTGAACCAGGCAAGAAACCGATACCATTACCTACATCAACGACAGGCTTCGAGAGCAAAATACGCTGATATTCATGTGCTTGTTCAAGAGCGGCAGCCAATGCAAGGAATGTTTTACCAGTACCTGCTTTACCTAATAAACACACTAGCTCAATATCTGAGTCTAAAAGTGCGTCCAAAGCGGCTCTTTGTTCAAGATTTCTAGGTTTGGCTTTTTCAGTGCGAACTTTATCGACAGGGAAAAATGAGTTTTCTCTGTGGACAAAGAGATGCTTCTTTTCACCAGGAGCTACGAACCATCCGTATTGGTTCTCATGAAAAGGAGTCTCGAACTCGTGTGGGATTCTTACAGCCCCTTGCCAATATGACTTCACAAGCTGATTCATTAAAACCACATCGGGAACAAACTCTTTCAATCCGATACCAGACAAGGTATCCATACTCGTATCTGAAGTATAGTCCTCTGATTTGACACCTACAGACTCACAGATTATACGAAGGTTGATGTCTCTTGATACAAGAGTCAAATCATAATCGTCTTTGAGGTGGATTGCAGTCTGCAAGATTAACAAATCAACATATCGAATCTGATTAGCACGATCTAAAGATCTGATGCTGATCTCCCCATCGTGAGAGACTACTTTGACCTCCCCCCCTGTTTGTAGCTCAAGGATGAGATTTGAGGCTTGGCGAGCAAGATGTGCTACATGAGATTTCTCACGCTTGGGTGTGTCTTTGAGAACATCAAGCTCCATGATAACATAGATTGGAATGAGGACTTCGGTATCATCACCAAAAGAGGTCATCGAGGTAGGATCGTGTATTAAAACACTCGTATCTAACAAAACTGCCTTTGTCATGTGGACTCCATTCTGAGGGGGGAATATTCTCCTCGTCTTATAAGCGAAAGGTATCTAAAGAATATGAAGCAGAAACACATCGAAATCCGAAAACGACAATGTTCACTGATAGCCTCTGCAAGCACTTGTTGTCGGAGAAAAGTGGGTTCTGTGATTGTAGATCCCGATAGCAATGTTGTTGTTAGTGAAGG